CACTTCTATATACTTCCAATATATAGATGAAATCCGCGAACATGGCAAGCGCAATAAACGCACTTACCATAACCGATGAGATTCTTGAATCCCAAGTCCTCCGTGCGGAGGAAGAGGGAAACTCTCTTTACTTTATCCAAAAGAGGATACCGGCCTGGCTTACGCCAAACGTTGGTAGACTCTTAAAGGTAAAGAGAGTGGTAGGCAAAGAATTGCGACTTGTCGCAAAACTAGCCTCCCGTCAAGAACTGGGACTGCATCATCGTGACTCTAAAACATCGAATCACGTGCGGTCCCCCAAGCTTAAGACAATAACATCGTCTAAGCTTTTTGCTTGGAAATTCGACAATTCGGATGAAAGCGTCGTTGATGGACTCTACCTAACTAGAAGTTGGTTGGAGTGCATGAACGACGGGATCAAACGTTTTGGCTTGTTTCCGATAGAAAAACAACTTTGTTTCTATCTAAAGGTCAGGAGCTGGCCTCGGCGAAAATTTAAGACCTTCGCTAAGTACAGCACTGCGTGGCCAATGGCCCGCTACCTGAAAAATGAAACACCGGAGAAGCCTCCAGGCTTCCCGTGCAACCCCCTGGTTGTCACTGGTTCTGTCCGTAAGTTCTTATGGAACAGAATCAATGGTCATCATACCTTGAGCGTATTAAAAACAGCGCTAGGTATGCTACAGGGTGTCAAACGGGGTGCTAACGTTGTACAGGAAAGTGAAATTTTCTCTGCAATGGTTAAGCACAAGGCAACACTATCGTCGCCCCCACCTGATACCTACGATCCGGTCTCTGATTTCCAGGGACTCATTAGTAGAACACTCAGTGGTTTCAAACCTCCCGAGAAGCCCAAAAGGGTTTCTCTCGAGGCCTCAACATCCGCTTCCTTCCTTTCACAAAGAAGTGAAGGCGGCGCAAGAGAACACATTCTCCGATTCCTCAGACGGAAATACGGGCATGAAGCCTGTTATCCCATCTTAGAGGAAGATGACGAAAATGTGGCCCAAGAGAAGCGGTTCTATAATCTATTCCTAAGGGAATACAATGATTATGAACTACTTCAGATGGTTGAGGTGTCTCCCGGGGTCGTCGTCGAGTATCGTGGAACACACGTACCTGACTTCGATACCCTGGTTGAGCACGCAAACAACTCACATACAAACGTGAGAGTTTGTGCCGTGTTGGAACCATTGAAAGTCAGACTAATATCAAAAGGCTGTAGCCTTAGATATTATGTCTCTAAGTTCTTCCAAAAAGGGATGTGGGAAAATTTACAAAGTTTTCCCTGTTTTTCCCCAACTGGAAGACCAATCGATAAGATTGATCTTCACGATCTCTTGGCCCGAGAAAAGATCTTAGGTGCCAAGATAGGAAGGGACTTATCGAAAGAGTTCGACAAGTGGGTCTCTGGTGATTACACCGGGGCAACGGATCACGTAGACATACGTATGACCATGGCAATTTTCGAGGAAATGATAGCAAAGTCTGATTACAATGACACTCTAAAAGAAGTTTTAAGAAGTGTTATTGGACCTCAAGGCTTATACTATCCTCCAGTCGAAAACCCTGATGACCCAGATGACTTCCCCACCAATGGTGTGGATGGGCCGCTTAGTCCTGTTATGCAACAGAACGGGCAGCTCATGGGAAGTACACTGAGCTTTCCAATACTTTGTTACATCAATCTGATGTCTTATCAGATGGCTTTGGAAGAGTATCTAAATGAAGAACTCGATCCCAAAGATCTCCCCGTATTAATTAACGGCGACGATATCTTGTTTAAGACAAATGACGATTTTTACGAAGTATGGAAAAAGTGGGTTGCACGAGTGGGATTTCATCTATCGCTCGGAAAGAATTACATTCATAAGAACATATTTACGATTAATAGCGAATGTTATAGCTATAACCGTAAAAGTAATTCTTTTAGCCGTCACGAATTCCTTAATTGTGGCTTGCTCATTGGAACAAGCAACAAAACAGGCAGACGAAATGTCCGTAACCTTCCCCTCTGGGATCTTTTTAATAAGACACTAGAGGGGTCCCAGGATCAGAGTAGAGCCAAGAGACGCTTTCTACATTATCATATAGACAAAATAAAGTACTATACGAGAATGGGAAGGCGACCTGGGTTCTTCAACCTATTCCTACCTACTCTACGTGGAGGTTTAGGTTTCAAACTCTGGGATTCACCAGAAAAGTGTGACATCAAGGTAACGAGAACTCAAAGAAAGTTCGCGACATTGCTCGATGACGAGTTTTGTGAATCGGTCAGGGAGAATGACGTACCAAAAGGCCTAGCCTTAGGTTTAGTCAGTAAGAAGGAGCATGTAAAGAACATAAAGCTCCCCACCAAATGGTGGCACCCCGTCCTCGAATCACAGCCCGCGATAGGGCCTTTAGAAGAAAACGTGTTTGCTTACCGGACCCCCATCTGGAGAATGCCAGCACTAACAAGTTCGTACGATATCGATAATCACGACTACCGCGTCAGAAAGCCTGATAAGCTTTATGCCGGTATGAAGGTTAAAGGTATCGAAAAGTATAAGAAATACTTGGAAATTGACGGTGAAACGAAAGTGTTTCACTCGATTCCCGAACTCGAAGGTGATGAAATATTCCAATGGGGAAGGAGACTCTGTAGAAGAAGAATAAACCAGCGTAAGTCAGAAATGATTGACGAAACAACTGGAAAATTCACTTCAGAAGGAATCTCAGGCCTGGCTAGCCTTACAATCAACAATACAGCCATGGGGTTCATGGACTTAAATGGTCCAAAAAGGTGGAACAAGAGGAAAGGTGGTAACCCTGATACCAGTCATTGGAGAATATTCTCCGAAGACTGAGGAACAGGTGCCTCCTGTGAGTGCGTAATACTATACAATCTGTATTACACAAGTCTCGAAAATTGTGTTCAATTCTGTCATAAGCAGCCAACGGATGTCGTGCGTTCAGGATATGTGTAAAATCACGGATAATTCATTATCCCTGATTATGCATAGCTCCTGGCCGCATAGAGATTACCCTGATCCGAAAGGATTTAAAGTAACGACTAGGCGAAGTAGTGGTCAATATACAAGATATATTGTCCCACGGCTAGACTCGTTCATCTGTTGCGAAACCTGATTATAATTGCAGGTGATAGTTAATCTTAATCGTAACTTACTGTGAACTGATGCTAAATTGAACATAATTTTCCAGATTCGGTCCTCCCCAATTCCTTAATACTTCCTTGCTAAATTGTCGGTATACAATCTCTACGACATAAATGCCAAGAGACTGCACGGATCAGCCGTTCTTAGGGGCTAATACCTCGCTTCAGCGGTGACCATGGATGTACAGTCCCACACTCGTCAAGTGTGGTATCCCATACGAAACATGACAAACCAAAGCAAACAACCTACCCAGGCAAAACCTGGAAGACCCAGAAAGGGTAAGAAGCAAAGAAATAACGTCGTTAGAGCACCCATTGCCCAGAACCAAAGTTCTAGCAACGGGGGTAAAAACCGATCGCGATACAAAAAGAAAGAACGTGTCGCGACGATAGTCGGCTCTAAGGATTTTAAGATCCAAAAGAAGATCTATTTAAACCCGGCGCAAAAGGAATCATTTCCATGGCTTAGCACTCATGCTTCGCTGTATGATAAGTATGTCGTCCACAACATTAGGTATATCTACCGAAATCTTGTGGGGACAGCTTCATCAGGAAACGTCATTCTATCGACTGATACCGATGCGTTAGACTCCCCCCCTTCAACTGCCATTGAACAATGTCAGTCGTGCACCTGGAAAGATGGTGCACCCTGGAGAATCTTTGATATGAAGGTCAGAAATGACCGGATCAAAAGATTCCTAAGGTCGGGAGTGGTGCCCTTCGGCGCGGACCAGAAAACCTACGATATGGGTGTTCTGTACGTTAGCACAGAGGGGTGTCAAGAGGGTGAGCCTCAAGGAATTCTCGAAGTTGAGTATGACATTGAACTTATGGACACACAATCGTCCAGTGGGGGTACTTTTACAAATAAGTACACCTCATTCTTCTCCCTATTAGGAGAATCGTTCAAATGGGATGCCAACAACCCAATCCATTACATGGACTGGCGTATACCGATAGACAATCCGCTTGGAATAACCATAGGAACAAAATCCTTGATTATGCCAAAGGGTATCTATCAGGTCACTGAGAACCTCTCTATCAATTCCTTTGATAGAGACGGAGGACCATTACAATTCAATCGTATGGCCCTAACCAATGAGCTCGACGATGTAACTGTCGAATTTTCCAATTATATCGTATCTTCTATACCTGAGTCAGGTACAGCCCGTGGTGCCACTGCGAATATCAATAAGACTTTTCGCATGGAGGTCACTGAGGACGGCCAGGAATTCCGGCATTCCATCAGTGATATCACCACGGACCAAAACCTTGACGCGGTCGACTTCTATCTAACACCTCAGTTGTCAAATCTAGTTATCACTAGATTGGCATAGGGGTTTGATAGTAAAGTCTCACGACGTTCAAATAGAGAAAATAAGACTTGTTGGGCTCCTGGTAGCGCTTAGACCTATAAATAGGCTTAGGTGACCAGGGAGGACAGCCTCACGTAGTTGCTTTAGACTCCGAGTTTTGTTTACGGAGTCCGTGCTATGTAAAGAACGAGCAATCTCTATTCAATGGTCAAAACATCGACCACTGACGGGATCCCTCTTCCTTCCCATAAAGACCTCGAATATTGTTAGAGTAAATGCTCTCTAACAGTATTAAAGGCTGGGTGGGTACCGATCATAGTGATTGGTATCCATGGTGTTAATACACTGTGTATCAATGGT